CTATAATAGTAGAAAGAAACAATATTATAGATTCAATCATTGGTCTGAAAGTGTTATAGCCTACAAAAACTGGATTCAACGGAGATATAAGCCTTCTGAAGACTATTATATATTTCTAGATAGAATTAAATATGCAGAAAGTATAGAGTACATACCATTATTAAAGAAAATTGTAAATAAAAGAAAAAATGACAAGAGAAGATATATTAAAGGAAATATTAGAGCTTAAAGGTACTAATTGGTTACTAGAACTAGCTACTGGAACTGGTAAATCCAGATTAGCTATAGAGAAAATTAAAGATTTAAAGGCAAAAACTCTATTGTTAGTAGTAAATAGAAATGTTCATAAGCAGAATTGGGCTAATGAGTTTAAAAAATGGTGGTCAAAATGTAATCTAAAAATTACTATGACTACTTATGTTTCTCTTCCTAAATATGCAGGAAAATATGATTGTGCTATATTTGATGAGTGTCATCACTTATCAGAAAGATGTAGGGAAGCTTTATGCTATTTTGATATTCAACATAGTATATTACTATCAGCAACAGTAGGTAATAAGCTCAAAGATGAATTAGTAGAGGTATTTGATGATTTAACATTATATAAGAAAAGCTTGAGGAATATAATAGATGATAATATTTTACCAGACCCAAAAGTATATATATTACCATTAAGTCTTAGAACTGACCTACCAACAGAATCTATTTGGAAGAATCCTAAAGCTAAGGGAAAACTAATAGAAACTTCTTGGGCTATGAGATGGAGCTTTATGAAGCAAAAAACTAATCCAGTTAGAATTTATTGCACTCAAAGACAATATATTACTGAATTAGATAACCAAATTGAGTATTGGAAAAAGAGATACTTAAGATCAAGAAGTGAGATAGCTAAGAATAAATGGCTTAGATTATGCGGTGATAGATTAAAGTGGCTGAGTGATAAAAAAATTCCTTATGTACAACAAATCTTATTACACCTTGGCGAGCGTAGAACACTAATATTTTGTAATAGCATTGAACAGACAGAAATGCTTGGAGAATATTGTATTAACAGTAAGAATAAAAAGTCTATAGAATATCTTGAAGCCTTTAATAAAGGTGAGATAGACCACATTACTGCTTGTAATATGCTCAATGAGGGAATGAATCTTGTAAATTGTCAAGTTGGTATCTATGCTAATTTAAATGGTTCTAATACTATTGTATTGCAAAGGATGGGCAGATTACTTAGACATAAGAATCCTGTTCTTATTGTTCCTTATTTTGTAGGTACAAGAGAAGAGGAATTAATTAATAAAATGCTTGAAAATTATAACCCTAAACTTGTTACTATAATCAATAACTATAAAAAGATTAAGATATGAAATTAACTATAGACCAAACTATTCTTGAGAATAATAATTTAACTCTAGAGGAGTTTTTAGTTTTGTTCCTCAGTGCTAAAGAGGTAGATATTGGAGATATTTCACAATCATTAGTAGCTAAAGGTTTTGCTGATAAAGACCTTTTTTCTAGTGGAAAACTAGTTATTAGTGATAAGGTAAAAGATTTGATATCTACTATTTCTATAGATTCTGATAAAAATGTAATTGACAAAGATTCAGAATTTACAGAATTAGCTACTGAGTTAAGAGAGATTTACCCAGCAGGAAGAAAAGATGGAACTACATATATGTGGAGAGGAACTACAGCAGAGGTAGCAAAAAAACTCAAAACACTTGTAGTTAAATATGGGTTTGTTATTAATAAAGAGAGTGTAATAAAGGCTACTAAGGAGTATGTAAATTCCTTTAATGGAAATTATAGATATATGCAATTACTTAAATATTTTATATTAAAGTCTGTAAAGGATGCAGATGGTAATGTAGATATAAAATCAGAGCTTATGTCTATTATTGAAAATAGTGGTCAATTAGATGCTCAAAGAGAAGATTGGGTAAGTAATATGGTATGAGTATAAGAGAAAGATTAAAAGATTTTATAGAAGCTAGAAGAAATAAAGTACTTAGTGGAGAAGTTAATTGTATTCCTACCCCATTTCCTAGATTTTCAGAGCAATTTCCAGGAATAGAACAAGGTAAATTTTATCTTGTAAGTGGAGCATCTAAAGCTTCTAAAACACAAATAATGAATTATCTATTTCTTTATAATACTGTGTTGTTTGCCTATAATAATCCTAATATTCTAGTTCCAAAAATATTCTATTATGCTCTAGAAGAAACTAAAGAAAATATAACTTTGAGGTTCATGTGCTACTTACTATATACATTATATAATATAGAAATAAGTCCTAAGGACTTAACTTCAACTAATGCAAAGAAACCTGTTAGCAAAGAAATATTAAATCTTTTAGATTCTAAGGAGATAGTAGATATTCTTAGTTTCTATGAAGAACATGTAAGATTTTGTGACTCTAAAAACCCAACAGGAGTATGGAAAGATATAAATACTTATGCTAAGAATCATGGAATAATACATAAAAAGAGCTATAGATATAAAGATATAGATGGAACTGAAAGAACTGGAGAGGCTTTTGACTATTATGAACCTTACAAAAAGAATGAATATGTAATGTTTATAGTAGACCATGTGTCTTTGTTAGATACTGAAAGAGGCTTCACTCTTAGAGAGAGTATAAATAAGCTATGTGAATATCTTATTATAGCCAGAAACAACTATAACTATATACCTGTAGTAGTTCAACAGCAAAATATTGAAACTATAGGCTTAGATGCTTTTAAGAGCAATAAAATCAGACCAACATTGGCAGGTTTAGCTGATAGCAAGGACACAGGTAAAGCAGTAGATGTAATGCTAGGTATAACTAATCCTTTTAGTTTTGAAATACCTGAATATCTAGGATACAACATTAAAATATTAAAAGGTAACTTTAGATGTCTTGAAATAGTTCTTAATAGAAGTGGAGAATCTAATGCAATATGCCCATTATACTTTAATGGGGCTGTTAACTTTTATAAAGAATTACCTAGACCTTCAGACAGTATAGAGATTGAAAGAATTTATAGAGAAATAGAAAATAAAAAGAAAAATATTAATAATAGAGTAACATTATTAGCATTTGTTATAACAAATAAACTAAATAAATTATTTAATCATGATTGAATTACCAACAGAAAGAAGTGTAGTAGAAAACTACAACCCAAAACTTATGGTTATTTTTGGCAAACCTAAGTCAGGTAAGAGTTCCTTTGTAGCAGCCATTGATGATAATCTTATCATTGATTTGGAGGATGGTTATAGAGCATTGTCTGTAATGAAAGTGCAGGCAAGAACTGCTAAAGATATGCAGGAAATCAGAAATGCTATTATAGCTAAAGGTAAGGAGCTTCATAAAGCACCCTACAAGTACATTACCATTGACAATGCAACTAGATTAGAGGAAATGTCAGTTACTCTTGCAGCTGAATTGTATAGAGCTACACCAATGGGATCTAATTGGGGATATGTTGTAGATCAAAAGGGAATGGTAGTAAAAGACCCTAAGACAGGTAAACTTATGATTGATCCCAAAGCTGATGTAAGACAACTTGCTAATGGTGCAGGATGGCTCTATATGAGAAAAGCTATTAGACAGCTTATTGATATGTTTAAACCTCTATGTGAGACTCTTATTCTTGTTTGTCATGTAAAAGATAAGCAGATCAGAAAGAACGGAGAAGAGATGTCAGAGATGGCAGTAGACTTGGCTGGTAAAACTGGTGATATTATCTGTGGAGAAGCAGATGCAGTTGGCTATCTTTATAGAGATAGTAATAAAACATTTATTTCCTTTGAGGGTGGTGATAATACTATCAGAGAAGCTAGACCTTTACATCTTAGAGGTAAGAAGATTCAAGTAGCAGAATCAAATGATAACAATGAAGTGGTATTTGACACTTCAAAAATTTTTATTAACAAATAATTAACACAACAATGAAGAAAAAAGAATTTACAAAGTTTGAGCTTGCAAGGTTGAAAAGAACAGCTCAAAATGTTGAGGGATTCCTCAAACAAAAAAACAAGTTAGAAGCTAAGAAAGCTGAAATTGAAGCTGAATTAGTAAATGTTAATCAACAAATTGAACTTACTGATGCTCCTACTGTAGCTATGACTGGTTATCACACAGAGGACATCATCAAGAAAGTAGTAACCCCTACTGATCAAGTAGATAAGAATGGTAATGTTATTAAGAAAGTAACATTTGAATTTATCTATCCTGATACTATTGTTCCTCCTGTAACTGAGGAAGAGACTCCTGTTAACAATGAAGAGACTATGGTAAGTGATAAGGAATCAGATAATGAATCTACAGAGTCAACAGATGAACTTTAATAACAAACAACTAAATAGAATAATAAATTATGGCAATTAGCAAAGGAAATGCCTCAAAAGAGGCTCAAGAATTTAAGAGATATATTGGAGTTTGTCCAGTATTTGTAAAGGCAGTAAATCCTAACAAAGCAGAGCATGAGAAACTTTTTAATACTACTTTGGAGGAAGCTCCTATTTATGTACAGGATAAAGAAGATGCCGAAGGTAACTCTTATAAGAATGTGAGAATAAGTGTAGTAATGCAACCTGATGTAGAGAAGATTGGTTTTGAGATGCCTCTTGTAACTATGCCACTTTTTGTTACTAATCAGAAGCAACATGGTGCTAAGTCTGGCAAGTATCAGGTAGTA